CTATAATTTTGACCGTTCATCATTTATCCATAAACAATAAATGATTTAGCGATAAATTTGAAAAGCGAATACTGTAAATACTCGCTTTTCAATTTAAACAAATCCTTTACAAAAGGAACTCTGTTGATGCGGCTATTCGCAACAACTTTTTAAACAACTTTTTCATGTTCGATATGAATTAGTTTACAAAATTAGGCAATGGTTTACTGCTAATAAACCATTGCTTTTTTCTTTTTCATGGCTGTATGAATTAGAATTAATACTACGGAGGACTCCAATCCTCCGTTTTTATTTACTAAACTTTTTAAAACAAAAAAAGCGACCGAAGCCGCTTTTCTGTTATTGTTTGTTTTGGTTGTTACTCGTAAACTCTTATTTCAATTGATCGGTTTGTAATGGCATTATTCGCACCTAAAAAATCTGAATAGCTTGAATAAACAGCAATATGACTTTGGTCAATTCTTTTAATAGAAATAAAATAACCGCCACCACTTGTTACGTTTCCGCTCTCGATGTAAACAAAAGTTTTTCCAGAAGGAAAACCATTTTCAAGTGTTCCAATATATTCACCATCTACCGAGTATGACCATTGAATATTTCCAATCGTGTTTTTAATCAATTGAACTGTTGGTGCATTTTCGTTTGTTTGTGAAATCAAACCTGTGTAAACCTTATAATCATCAATTGGTTCAATCACTTCTTTTTTACATGATGCAAACGATAATACCATTAACGTAAGCATTCCAAATAATCTTAAACTTTTCATATCGTTCTATTTTTTCTTCAAATGTATCGCATAAAAAACCGCTTACCAAATAAATGTGATAAGCGGTTCAAATCAATTATGAATGGTAATTAATCGTAAACACGAATTTCAATTGTTCTGTTTGAAATACCGCCATTGATTCCATTAAAAGAAGAATCACTTGAATAAACGGCAACAACATTTGCACTTACGCGACTTGCTGTCACATAGTAGTTACCACCAGCCGTTTTTGCACCATCCTGAATGAATATTGCAGTTTTGCCAGAAACAAATGCACTTGCTAAAGTTGCCAAATATTCACCTGTTGTAGAATAACTCCAAACAGGAACGCCACCCAATGTGTTTTCCAATACTGTAACAGTCGGTGCGTTTGTTGATGATTGAGTCAATAAAGCGGTGTATACTTTGTATGGACGTGTCAATTTTCTGAACGCTTCATAAAGTTGCCATCCATTCGTGGCATTATCAACCGTATCGTTGATTGTAATTCCAGCTTCATCTGCAAGTTTTTGTCCAAACTGAATGATGTCATTCAATAAGTCCTTATTTACAGGTGTTCCGTTATTTGTTCCTGTATTGTTATTTAAATCACCATACGGAAAATCCACCGTTGGCGCTGTAACGTTTGTTAAATTTTCAAGTTTTTTCATATTTTCTAAATATAATTTACATATAAAATAGCACAATTCTGCGCTGGTTTTAGCTTTAAAATAAGTTGTCTAAATTCTTCTTTTCTCTCAATTGGAACACTCGCAAAGAAATTGTTTGCATCTGGTCCAGAAATCGCAAATGAACACGAATAATCTGCAACATTAAATGTTTCGTCAAATTGTTCGTCAATTGAATTTGCAACCTTGTTCAAATACAATTGTTCATTCAATTGGAAATCTCCAAGTTGATAATCTCCTAATTGTACGGGGTTACTAAATAGATTTGAATATACCGTGTAAACATCACCAAGCTGAACGTCGTCACTCATCTGGGAGCTGTCACCAAGTTGAATGCAATTGTAATCTGGTAATTGAGTAAGAACCAATGCAGGGTTTTGATTGTTCTGGTCAAACAGAATATAAACATCAAATCCAGCAAGCTGTAATTGCGATTCGATATAATCACGACTTTGACGTGCGATAATATCGCCAGGATGATTCATTTTGCGTTTGATTGCAAGTTTTCTGTTAGCAAGTGAAACTTGATCATTGACAATCATTCCAAGTCTTTCTTCCCAGCGTGTCGCATCTTCTGCGCTAAAATTATCATTGTCTGGTAAAATAGTATTGAGAATAGAAACTAAATCGTTGTACGCTCGAACCTCACTTTCAATCGTTCCTTTTTCAATCTTTTCCTTTACAGAATTTTCAGAAATACGAAATGCTCGACCCGTTGGGAAAAGTAATTTCGTTGCGTATAACAGTTTTTCACTAATAGTCATAAACAACCGAGTTTAACAATGGGATATCACCATTTGCGAATACAAATGAATTTACTGTGTTTCCGTCAACTTGCAAGGTAACAGAATCAAATATTGATTGTGGTACCGCTGAAAGAATTGTACTAATAATCATGTTAACGCTCAATGTATCATTCTTATCCGCAAGTACATCAATAGCACCCACAAATGGACGAATGTCTGCAAGTAAAGCAATCAATGCGTTTTCAATCAATGTTTCTTTAGCGGTCGTTAAATCAATATAATCAGTTATTGTAATGTCAACATTCAATGGTGATACTGCTAAATATTGAACTGTAACTGTAATTGGTTTTCTTGATGGTTGCGTTGCTGTTGGTGTTTCAATAGATGCTTCAACATTTAATAAATCTTGAGCCGATGGAACACCGTCTGATTCATCAGATTCAATGTATAACGCAACCGTGTTAACAAGTCCAGAAGCTGCATAAGGATAAGCATTTACGATTCCTTGAACTTCTGTTGCCCACAATCTATAATCCGCAGCCGCACCGCCTTGTGGCTCCAATCTGAATGCGTTAATTACTTTTTGTCTGTAATCCTCCCATGTTTCGGCTGCTTGTGGTTCAATTGATTCTGTTTGAACAGTTCCGATTGTATCTACAAGTGGAATTGGAGCCGTTAACGAAAGTTGATTTCCAACAAGTAATTTACTTGTATCGCCAGCTTCTAAGGCACGTAATGTAATGATGTTTGTTCCATTCAAAACAAAGTCAGCGTCTAAGATGAAAAGTTTTCCAGCATTTAAAGCATCATCATTTGATTTAAATACGGTACCAGCTGGCATTGTTGCGCCCGTTGTTCCCGTTACTAAAACAGTATATTGACCTTGTGTTGCAGCGTAACGATCTCGACCAATCTTAATTTGACCAAATCTTGAAAGCGTTTCTTCATCACATGTATCAACAAAAATGTTTTGATTAATCTTAACAGCAACTAAATACAACAACCATAAACGGCCAGCTTGAACCATTGCTTTAGCACGCAAATACGATCTTCCAAATAATGGAATTGTAACGTTTAATTCTGCTTCTAAATCTGCTATGATTGAAGCATATAATTGATTGATAGTTGGAATTGTCATTGTAATTCGCTATTGTGTTAATTCTGCATTTGTTGCATCCCAAATATAAACCAATTCTGTTGAATCCAATTTACTTGGTTCGATTAAACTGATGTATATTTTCAATTTGTCAACTGAAATCAAGCTAACAGATACACTCACATTTGCAAATGTATTCATAAATTTTAAATCATTTTTTACTTGCTCTTCAATTTGTTGGCGACCAGCTGAATTTAAAGCCGTATCACGCAACATTTTTTCAGTTTTTGAATTAAACCAAATAGGTTGTTCCGTAGGATGGAATAAGAAATTACCCCAAAAATCAAACGTTTGTTCTGTTATTTTTGGACCTTCTGTTGATTGCTCAACGTTACCGCCAAACATTCCGATGTAAGGCATATTTTGTAAGCCAGAAATCAATTGAACGTCATTTGATAATAATACGCAATCACCACCATCATTTGTTTCAACAATATTTAAATCAACAATTTCCATTCGTCAAGTTATTTTGTTTTTGCTAAAACAGGCATTCCAGCGCCTTTAGTTTCTTTCATCATTGGTTTCATCCAATCTGGTAAATTCGAGAATTCAATAACAATTTTTTGTTCACCACTTTTTGCTTTTGCACCAGCTGGATTAGCTGGAACATTTGCATTGGATTCATTTGTTCCGCCAGCAAGACTTGATTCAGCTGTTGATAATTTACCAATCAATACATTTTCATCCCTTATAAGTGCTTCGTGTTGACGCGCAAGTGATTTATCATCCATTCCTGGCAAATCCCAGAAGCCATTATTTTTGCCTTTGTTTTTGGCTTGAAATTCTTCTAATTGTATTCTTTTTTTAACATTCTCTTTCAACATTTCAGCAAGAACTTCCGCTTCTGCTCTTTTCTTGATGTTGGAAATTAATTCCTTTTCCGCTTTATTGATGTTGTTAATCGCGCCAGCTTGCAAATTATATTTCGCTGTAAGTCCTGGTGACATTTCATCAATCTTTTGAAGTGTCGATTTATATTCAT